GGGGAAGCGGAGGCCGCCCCGGCGGCTCAAGGCGACCCGGAACCGGCACAAGCACCAGTATCAGACCCATATCCAGAACCAGCACAGGCCGCGCAAGCGCCCGCCGATGGCCCGGATATATGGGCAAAAGCTGCCACAGATCCCGATATCGCACTTTTGAAAAAGCAACGTGACGAAGGGCCCGAAAGCGCCCATGCCGCCATTGATGCTATGCAAAAGCGTTTCGTGGAACGCGGGCAAGAAATCTCTACTCTACGAACGGCACGATCAGAAGCTAAAAAACGCCCTGCCGCCGCCCCGGCGCCGGTAGCTGAACCCGTACCAAGTTATGACTACACAACAGATCCAGACTGGATTGCTGCAAAAGAGGACTATCCCGACGCTCTTGGAGCGGTTGAAAGTGTTTTGACCAAGGCTCTCAAGAATCAAAGCGACACGGTAGAAGCCAGGATTGCACCAATATCGGCGATGTCAAAAGAAGTATCCCTGGAACGAGAGCGAGAATACCTCTCGGGCGAAAATACTACTCTACATGCGTTGATCCCCAGCTATACGGAAGTTGTTAAGTCCCCTGATTTTGGTGAGAAGTTTGGTGCATGGGCTGACGGACAATCAGATCAGTTTAGGTCGATTATCCAGGCGAATACTGATTTTGTGACGAACGGTAAAGACGTAGCGATGGTGATGCGCGAGTTCGATCGAGACACAGGTTATGGGATTGAGATAGTGGCGGCTAAGAAAAATTCACCAGCCGGTGAACCGGCTAATCCACCCAATCCCAGCCCCGAAGCTATCCGTCGATCTCTCCAATTAGATTCTAGCGCCGCTGTCGAAACGTCCGGCTCTGGCGCAACACCGTCCGCCGATACTGACGACTCAGAGTATTGGCGTACTCATTGGTTGAAAAGACGGGAGCAAGCCGAAGCAGTGGAGAGAGCTCTCCGCTAACGGACCGGGGCCTTTTACGAGGACCTAGTTATGACTGTCACGACAACTGCCGTAATCGACCAACGGACAAATACCTACGCTGAAATCGAAATGCTTGCCTGGGCTCAGGCAACCGTCGTGCTCGGCAAGTTTGGTATGACCAAACCACTTCCTGCAAACAAAGCGGATAACGTCACTTTCCGCCGCCTTGTTCCTTTCGCAGCGGCAACCACGCCACTGACCGAAGGCGTCACACCGACCGCCCAACAGTTCACCTACGAAGATGTCACTGCAACGATGCAGCAGTTTGGCGTCCTGGTAGAATTCACCGATTGGGTGACGAACTTGGTTGAAGACTCTGCGTTTAACGACTGCCTCAAGGCGGTTGCTGACCAGATGGCTCAAACCATTGAAGCCGTCACCTGGGGCGTCGTGAAAGCGGGTACGAACGTGTACCGTGCTAATGGCGCGGCTCGGACGGATATCAATACGCCGATCGACCAAACCCAACAGCGGGCTATCACACGGTTCCTCAACGCTCAAAAGGCGAAGAAGATCTCACGCATCCAGGATGCGAGCCCGAACTACCAGACACGCGCCGTCTGGGCGGCCTACGCAGGCATTTCCCATACTGATATGGAACACGATTTGCTCGAAATGCCGAGTTTTACGCCGGTCGCTGAATACGGATCGCGTCAAACCCTCTGCGAAGAAGAAGTGGGCTCATGTGAAAACGTGCGCTACGTCCTCTCCGCGGATCTGGACCCGTGGGCTGATGCTGGTGGCACCTATAACGCTGTCGTAGACACCGTTTCCACTACCGGGGCTTCCTCGGACGTGTATCCGGTCCTTATCACCGGCAAGGACGCTTATGGCGTTGTGCCCTTGAAGGGTAAGGCGGCTTGCGAACCCGTGATGATCCCAACCAGTCAGCGCGACAAGTCTGATCCTTTGGGGCAACGCGGCTATGTAGGTGCCTTGCACTACTTCACGGCTGTACGGCTGAACGAAACGTGGATGGCGCGTGCTGAGTGTGCCGCAACGGCAATCTCATAGGGTCTAAGTAGACCTCCGCCCCCACAGAAATAAGGAAACGACACTATGACTATCCACGTAAAAACAGGCACTTACACCGGCAACGGGTCGAATGTGAGTGTTCTAATCGGCTTTGTCCCGCAAGCGATCGAGGCTTGCAACGAGTCGGAAATCGGCAAGTGGAAAGCCGGTATGTCCTCGGGCGCAGCAATGCTTGTCCGTGGCGCCACCGGCTCTTTCCTTCGTATCGAAACCCTTGGGTTCCATACGACCGATCAAGCCACAAACCCAGACGGGCACGGCTTTGTCGCAGGCGGGTCAATGAGCCGCAGCGGCAACACCTACTACTACACGGCCCTCGGCGAATAGAGCGCACGGGCTTTTGTCTACAGGTGGGGCAGGGACGTTACGCGTACCCCTGCCCCCCTTCACCTAAATAAAAGGATACCCTGACTATGACAGCCGCGAAATTAACCCAGACGACCAAGGCCAACCAACTCGCCGTCCAGGTGGGTCATGGCAACAACCGCGCCGCCGGGACAGTCGCCCGCGCTCTCTTTGAGTCCGCCCGCGGAAACCAGCAGGTACGAACCGGCACTTGCACCGGCAACGGCTCAAACCTCAACGAGATTGTGCAGAGCACCGCGCTTGGCACATGGACGCCCAACTGCGTCGTTCTCGTTAGAAACCTCGGAAGCGCCGTTTATATCGGCCATGACGGAATTGGGGCCGCCAAAGCGGCTTATATCCGCGGCGATGCGTCTACCCCGGACTCCATGGGTCTTGAGGCAACGCTTGGCGTAACAATGAGATCTAACGGCTTCTCGATTGGCGACACAATCTCTGTCAGTGCGAAGGTCTACAGTTATATTGCCTTCAGAGCAGCGCCCGAGCAGTCCGCTTAATTTAAGCAGGGCTAGGAGGCCCGTTCGATGAAAAACAAAGCTAGGCTTCCGACTGACGCAAATGGGAGGACGGTAGAAGTACCGTTCGTCCCTGGTCAGTCCATGACGGGTGTTCCGTTCTCGGCCGCGGTTGGTGCAATGACTTCGACCTTTACCAACAAGAACGTAATGGTTCGCATTGTCGCGACACAGCCCGCCCACTACCGGGCCGTTGAGAGCAGCGCAAATGCGGCCGTAACGGACCACTACATTCCAGCGAACACGCCTTACGACATTGTTTTAGACGGCGATGAGGACCGTATTGGCGTGATCGGTCTAAGCGGTACTGCGGGCCTATTCTACGCATCAGAAAGAAAATCTAACTAGAGGCGGCTATTTAACAACAACCAGAGGATACGACAATGAAGGTTATGATCGAAGATGCCACACGGGAACAACTCTTGTGGTTTGTCCAGGTGAAGCTGGGCGTCGATAAGACTCACCCTAAGACGGGGATTCCAAAGCTCACAAAGCTGATTAAAACCATGTGGGCTGAGAACTATATCGAGCTCGACGCTGAACATGCGGACGGTGGCGATGCTGGCCCCAGGGCTGAAAGAGCACACTACGAGGAACCGCCGGTTAAAACCCGCAAGGTCGATCCGCTCAAGTTTGGTGCCCATGACCCGCTGGTGAAAATCCGCATCCATAACTCGTCGGGCAAGGGCGGAAGCAGCAATGTTCCCTGCCACCTGAATGGCGTGTCTTTCTGGATACCCCGCGGCAAGGACGTTGAGATCCCATACCGTAACTTCATGGTCCTCGAAGAATCCATCAGCACCATACACGAAGGCTGGGACGATGATTTAGGCCGAAACGCAGAGCCTCGGGAGGCTTCCGCGTACACCTATTCGGTTCTCAGACGGCCGAGCGAGGAAGAAATCGCTAAGTGGAATGCGGACCTAGAGCCGTACAAACAAGAACAGCGCGAAGCAAAGATGCGCCGGATCAACCGTTCGCGGCGAATCCGGGAAGATGCACACATTTAACAACGAGGGTCCTGGGTGAATTTCCTTGAGATTGCCGAAAAGACGCGAAAATGGTCCGGGACCTCCTCTGCAACAATAGGGGCGGTCACGGGCCTTTCCGGCCAATCTGCGCTTATCGTGGATGCTGTCGGTATTGCCTGGGACACAATCCAGACCAAGCACCAGAATTGGCGGTGGCTTAGAAACGAGTTTTCTGCCCCTATAACCGCAATCGTCGCGCCCACAGAGGCTCGATACAACGCCGCTGCGCTGGGCCTCACGCGCCTAGCGTCCTTTGTTGACGACAACACAGGTGCCGCCGATGCCTACAAAGCCTTCTCTATCTACCTGACCGCCACCGGCCGCGCCGACGAGTCTCAAATGACGCAGATATCGTTTCAGGCGTGGAAAGACAAATACGGCCGTGGCGTCCAGACATCAGGAAAGCCGACCGAATGGTGCGAGGCCCCGGATGGGCAACTCTGCCTTGGTAAGGCGCCGGACGGCCCCTACACGCTAAAGGGAGAGAGTTGGAAATCACCACAGACCATGGCTCTCACGACCGACGTGCCTGAAATGCCAGCAGAGTTTCACATGGCGATCGTGCATCAGGCCGTGCTTCTCCTGCATGAGAAAGATGAGGCCGATAGCCTTGTCTATTCCAGGTCTGAAAACCACTTCACCGCAGTCATGGGGCGCCTCGAAGCAAGACAACTCCCAACCATATCCATAGGAGGACGCCCTCTTGCGTAACCCTCTATGGCGATGAGAAGTGGACGTTTACGGCCTATCGAAGGCACGTTAGATCTCGTAACACCACCGGATCTAATGCGGCCGGGACGGGCTATTAGTGCCAAGAATTACGAGCCTGTGATGCGCGGTGCGCGTCGATACTCAGGCTATGAGCGATATGATGGGCAACCAAAGCCGTCGGACCAGTCCTATTGGACCCTGCCCTTTGACGCGGGGACCGTCGAGGTCGCCGCTGGGACAGCCGTAACCGGGGCAAACTCCGGGGCCACGGGTATTGTTTCGACCGTAGCGGTAATTGACTCTGGCTCATATGTTGGCACCGATGCTGTCGGCTACATGATTTTACGTGAGGTCACGGGAACCTGGGCGGATAACGACCCTATACAGGTTTCAGCCGTAACTAAAGCTGTCGCCACGGACACAACGGCGAAGCGCGGGGCAAGCAATGACACTCTCGACGCCACGTACCTACAGGCGGCCATAGAGGCGGCCAGGGCGCTTATTGCCGCTCCTACGGGCTCTGGGTCTATTCTGGGCGTCTGGAAGTTCAAAGGTATCCGGTACTGCTTCCGCAACAACGCGGGCGCCACGGCCACTGATATGTGGAAATCCTCGGCGGCTGGCTGGGTTCAGGTGGATTTAGGCTATCAGCTTGTCTTTACCAGCGGCGGCACGGCTGAAATAGCCGAGGGCCACGTGATTACCGGGGATACATCGACGGAAACAGCGACCGTGCGCCGGATCATATTGACGTCGGGTGCCTGGGCTGACGGCGATGCAGCCGGGAAACTCATTATTTACAGCCCAAGCGGTGCTTTCTCTGCCGAGAATATCAGCACCCCGACGCAGGCGAATATAGCGACAATCGCGGCAGATGCTACAGCGCAAACGCTCACCGCCAGCGGTACTTACCGCTTCTACAGTCACAACTTCTATGGATCTTCGGATCTAATCCGCTTCTATGGCGTAAATGGCGTTAACCGGGGCTTTGAATTCGACGGTAACTACTTCGTTATGATCGACACGGGCATGACGGACGACCGCCCGACTCATATCGGAATGTTCAAGGCGCAGCTTGTTTTCGCCTTCCGCGGTGGATCACGCCAGAATTCAGACATTGGCTCGCCCCATGAGTGGACAACCTTTGCCGGCGCCTCCGAGATTGGCCTCGGCCGTGAAATGACCAATATGTTGTCAGGCTGGGGCGCGGTGCAGGTTCTTACCAGCCGCAGCACGCTCAAGATCCTGTATGGCAATAACTCCGATGATTACGTCCTGGACGATGAAAACGACTACGCGGGCGCCTACGAGGACACCCTGCAACTTGTGGGGTCTACGCCGGTATTCATGGACGATACCGGGCTTAGAAAGCTGTCGGGCGATTCCAGCGACAAGATGGGCAACTTCAATCTAGGCACCCTGTCTCTCCTGCAAGAGCCCTTTTTCGCGGCTAAACGCGCCGCCGGGGTGCTTCCTACCTGTTCTATCGTTGCAAAAAGGCGCGATCAGTACAGAGTATTCTTTGATGATGGGTCGGCCTTGTTCGTGTTCTTTGGCCGCAAAACAAGCCCAGAGCGCCTGCCTTGTGTCTTGCCCCTTGAGTTCGACGACGAGGTTTTGTGCGTATGTGCCGAGATATGTGGCACGGGTGACGATGCAGGAGAGGAGGTGATAATTTTCGGCTCTGATGATGGCATGGTCTACGAAATGGACGTTGGCACCAGCTTCGACGGCGCCGTAATTCAGGCCTATCACCGCATGACCTGGGATAACGACGGCACTCCGAACCGGAACAAGCAGTACAAGAAGTCACACCTAAAGCTAGACGCCGATCCTTCTGTCCAGATATTCGCCTCTGCCCTCTTTTCCGGCGGCGACACTGACCGGGACGCCACGCCAGAGCTAGCCTTCGATGTAGACGGCGGTGGTGGAATTTATAACCAGGATGCCTGGAACCAGTTTTATTGGTCCAGTCGTCTTGTCGGCAAGGCCGAGGTCCCCACAGAGGGCGTTGGGACAGATATCAGCCTCGCCGTTCTTTCCGAGTCCGCATATGAGGGCGTCCATACGCTTCATGCGATTCAGCACTATTACGCCCCGAGGGGGATTGACCGTTGACCGACACAAACGACTATTTTGACGAGGACAATTACACCGCCCTTGCTCGCCTTACCCAGGCGCGGGCGGAGGATATTAACCTTATTACGACGGCTCTAACGGCGGGGTTTGACCTCCTACCATCGAAGGCACGCCTTTATGAGGGCAGGACAACGTATTGCGGCGACGATACCGGCGCGGTTAATGCGGCCG